CATCTATTTCAATAGAGATTCCATATTTTTTGAAATAACCATTTTCACAAGCCGCTTTCCAACTAGTTTCTTCAGACCAGTGTTTATATTTTGCACACCCAAATTCTAAACCGCGGTCAGAATCTTGGTGTATTAAAACTGTGCCATTAGAGGAAAATGCTATGCAAGCTATGTGTAATTCCGTTATAGCAGGAAATGAAGCCGCTACCTCTATAGATGGTTCTTTAGTGAGTTTGCTATACAAGAGTTCTGATTCGTCTTTACGATGAATGTTATCGAGTATGTAATCAATGCGCCCAATATTAAAACGGTTGTCGGTAAGAAAGCTCTGAACTGAAGTTTCTTTAATATTGGAATAAGTATCTAAGTCAAGTTCGTCATATTCTAATATATTGCTAAAATTATCAAACTTTTGGTGGAACATAACAATAGGAACCTTCCTATTTCTCCAGACCCCTTTCATTGGTAGAAATGAGGTTATACGAAAGTTAGCATTTACGATTTTTTCATTATCAGCATTGCCTTGTGCCCATTTCCAGATAAGCCAGGCTAGAAGTGGAGACAATATCAATTTGTTTTTTGCTGCATATTTAGCGATGCGAAATCCTTCATCAATATCTCTCCCTAGAAAGTCAACAGGATTGCCCACTGACTGTGGTGTTTGAACTTTATAAATGATATTTGAAGCTTTGCCCGTCGTTGATTCAGAACATTCCGCAATCCAAGCAGTTGCTTTTATTCCTAAGGTAGATAATATAACTTGTTTTGTATTTTGGCAATGTGTAGTGCACTTTGTATTATGAACATCAGCAATCAATGGCTTGTTATTTGATACATCAGCAATTCTTTCTAATAACGAATCTAGAATTTTACTCACACTAGTTATTTGAGGGTATAAATCAGATATGCTACAAATGGGAACATAAATCAAAACTTCATCGCCTATTAATTTCCAAAGTTTACGAATGCATTTTGAGTCATCGACCTCGCTTGATTGTCCTCTATAGCTTTCAACACCTAATCTTTCTAATGCCTGTGTATAAAAATTGGTAAATACATTCGCCCACAATGCGGGATGTTCCGTTTTAAAGGCAGTTGAATCAGTTAAGTCGAAAGAAAAAAACAAATAGACCCTGCTTTCAACAGGGTCGTGTTTTGGCTGTGATAACTTAAATTCAGACACAGTCTGATAAATTGTTTTCAAAAAGGATGCACTGGCCATACATTCACCATATTTGTAAGATACTACCCCTTACAGTAGCTGCTTGATTAGAAACATTAAAATAATCAGCAATTATTCCAATATTAACTTGATTAGAATTTTTACTGGCATATTCTTGACACGCACTGACGAACATCTCAGCTGGCATTAATAATGCGGCGGCAAACTCATTAGCTTCTAATTCCAGATACGAACTATCTGAACTTCTATGAAGAGGAATATCAGTTTTAAAGGTTCCATCCTGTTGCAATAGATGTA